GATGAATATGTCCATGCGATGAAAACCAAGCGCTGGCCCGTCACAGGCTCCACCATCGTCTTCAGTAAGTCGGGGTATCTGCTCGACGGCCAGCACCGGCTGCTCGCCTGCGCCCGCGCTAAAGTGGCCCTGACTACATTTGCGGCGTTCAACATCTCGGACGGCTCTTTCGCCCTGATCGACATTGGGAGGAAACGCAGCAACGTCGATGCCTTTACCATTCAGCGGGTTCCTCACCCCGGCGTTGCATCATCGGCTGCCCGGTGGGTTCTGATCCACAGCACCGATCCTCTCAACCGGGGCGTGACCTACACCAACGATGAGCTTTACAGTTTCTACAAGGCCTCGCTGGATTCTCCGATCTTTCACAACGCAGTCGCTGCTGCTGTCGCAATTGAGAGGGCTGGCAAGGACCGCACAGCTTCTGGTTCTCGCCGCAACTACCTCCCCGCCGGAGCGCTGGCTGCGTATTTGCTGATCTTCAGCAAGATCAACCGGAAGCATGCCTCCGAGTTCGCCGATCTGCTGTTGAACAACAAGGGCCACGGAAGAGTCTATATCACCGCGATCCGCGAGCGCATGGATGCTAACGGCGGAAGGCTGCATGAGGCTGTACGCAACGCCCTGCTCGTTCAAGCATGGAATGCTTTCCGCAGCGATGTTCGTCCTAGCAAAGCTATCTTCACATGGAACCTTTCCGGGGATTTCCCAGAGGTTCGCTAACATCAACAGGGGGCGCTTCGCGGCGTCCCCATCCATTTAGGGGGATAACATGACCGACTATGACCTTCACGATCTCTGCAAACTCTTCCCGCCTATGCCGGAAGACCAATTTAATTCACTGATCGACAGCATCCGCGACCACGGCTTGCTGACCCCGATCATGCTCCATGATGGCAAAATCCTCGATGGCCGTCATCGCTACAAGGCTTGCATCAATCTTGGCATTGAGCCCAGCTTTGAAGAGTACGAAGGGGGGGATGCTCTCGGGTATGTTCTTGCGCTCAACCTGAGCCGTAGACATTTGGACGAATCGCAAAGGGCTATGATTGGGGCTCGCATAGCAAACCTGACGGGGGCAGGAAGGCCATCGAAGGAAATTGCGCATATCAGCGCAATTACAGGATCTGATGCTGCTAAGATGATGAGCGTGGGCAGACGCAATGTCGTTCATGCTAAGAAGGTGTTGCGTGAAGGAACGCAGGAACTCGCAGACGCCGTGGATAGTGGGAAGATAGCTGTCACAGTTGCCGCCAAGATCTCAGAGCTTGACCATGAGCAGCAGGCGCAAGTCATGGCTGACCCGAAGCCCGAGCAAGCTATCAAGAAGATTGCCCGGCAGGAAAAAGAGCAGCAGCTTGCCGAACGTACGATCATCCAGACCATGCACAGCGTCGATAAGCTCTACGGGGTGATCTACGCTGACCCACCTTGGAAGTACGAGACGTTCTCCGAGAACGGCATGGACCGGAGCGCTGACAACCACTACCCAACTATGAGCATGTTTGACATGCTGGCGATAGAGATCCCTGCGGCTGACGATTGCGTCATGTTCATGTGGGCCACAGTCCCCATGCTGCCGGAAGCCCTCGATCTCCTCTCCACATGGGGCTTCGACTACAAATCCCACATCTGCTGGATCAAGGATCGTCAGGGCACCGGCTACTGGACTCGCAACAAGCACGAACTCCTGCTGATCGCTACGAAGGGCAAGGTTCCCGCCCCAGCAATGGGCACCCAGCCGCCATCTGTCATCGAACTCCCATTGGGCAGGCATAGCGAGAAGCCAGCCTTCTTTGCGGACATGATCTCGACATTGTACCCAACCACACCCAAGTTAGAGATGTTCGCGCGCGTTGGTCGCGTTGGATGGGATGTCATAGGGAACGAGGCACCAAATGGCGAGACAGAGTAAGATCATCAAGAAGGTCAGCGAGGCAGCGAATGCTGTCGAAGAGATCAAACGCCGAGTTGGTCGCCCAGCAAAGCACGAGTATGGCCCAGAGATCTCAGAGAAGATCTACGAATGCTTAGTGGCAGGAATGGATATGGTTGAGACTTGCAATTACCTTGAGCTAAACCGTGGGCAGATTTATCGGTGGAAGGATCAGCATCCAGAATTTGAATCATTATGTACACGCGCGCGTGAAGCCATGATGGATAAACGGCTTTCGGATCTGCGCCTGTCCATCAAGGATGCCAAAAGGGCCAAGGAAGATCCAACGTGGTTCAAGATTGAGTTGGGCTTCGAGCAGTGGAACGCAGAGCGCATCGCGTCTCGCGTGTATGGTCCAAGGACGAAGACGGAAGTCACCGGCAAGGACGGCGCTCCCGTGCAGATTCAGCAGCACACATTGATCGACAGTCGGTCGCTGGACCCTGACCAACGGGACGCTCTCAGAGCCATCCTATTAGCCGCACAGGCACAACCAGAGGGGGATGAGGATGCTTAAGTGGGCCAAGCGCCAATGGTGGCGGCTACACCGATCTTGGGAGGCATTCAAACGTGAATGGCGGTTTAACTTCCAAGATAGGGCGGACAATAAGCCTGTAGGAAAACCCTTTTGGTTAATGGGGATGGGAAGACTTCGAGACCCGTGCCTTCATCCGGACGACAGTTTTGACATGCGGCCCCCCTATTACGGCATGCCCCTTGTTAGGGTTGATGGTCAGGTATTCACGTTAAAATATGCCCACTACAATCCTACAACGGGAATCGTGCGGTATTTTGATACGGATAAGCCAGACGATGGATTCGGTGTTTTGCAGACAAGCGGAGAAGGTGGCTGGCACATAGGCTGGTCAAGTTATGTGAAACCAGAGGGGGGTGAAAATGCATAGAATTATCGCGAAGTCCCGTTTCCCAGAAGACAAGAAGCCGCTTCCACGGTCGCAAATGCAAGAGTTCCGAGACAAGTCGCTCCCGGTCTTGCGGATATTGGAAGAACGGTATCAGCCCTCTGGCCCGCCGGAGTTGCTCAAAAAGCTTGAAACTGCACAAAAGGGGATCAAGTATGACTGAACCCAAGCCCGCCAAATGCCACTGTGGCTCGTCTAGCTGGGGCAGGGAGCCTGAGACTAACCGCTACACCTGTGTAAGCTGCTACAGGCCGCTGTGGCAGCCAATCGAGACAGCGCCAAAGGATGGACGGTGTTTTATTGGATATTTCTATCATGCTGAACAAGGCCAATTTTATCAAATGATAAGTTGGGACATTCATGCAGACATGTTTGGTCGAAATCCATCATGGTTAAATTCATGCAATGAATCATGGGAAGGTTTTACCCATTGGATGCCGTTGCCGGAGCCGCCCCATGAATAGCACAATGCTCCAGCTCAACCCGCCGCTGCCCGTGATGACGCCTCGGGGCAAAGCGATGGCTCACATCCTGATCGACTACGGCCCGGAGCATGACCTGATCTGGACATGCTTTGAAGCTGATGGGCAAGTCTGGTGCTGGCGGAATCAGGACATCCGCGCCGAGAAGAACATCACCTACGGTCGAGATAAATCTGTGAACGGTTAAGGTTGGCGCTTGTACTAGCAAGCAATGGGTTTACATTGTTCCTGCACAGCTAGGGGCAAATCACATGGGCATAGAACATTATTGGGCAAAGCAAGAGCAGCGTTGGTACGAGCAGTACCTACAGGCCGAGAAGACCATTGATGAGATGGAGACAGCGCTTCGCCAGATCGAGGATTTAGCTTTCAAGCACATCCAAGATGCTGCGGTGCGAGATCAGATCAGCAAGATCGTTGATGGCGTTTGGAGAGGGGCAAGAGCATGACCGAGAAGAAACCTCGCGGGTTCGCAGCAATGGACCCTGAGAAGCGCAGGAAGATAGCCCGCATGGGCGGCAAGGCTGTCCCTGCTGATAAGCGCTACTACGCCAACAAGGCCAATGCCTCGGCGGCTGGCTTCAAGGGCGGAAGCTCTCCCCGGCGCAGCAAGGTGCGTGATGCCAGCGTCTGATGCTGACACTATCAGAGAGCTTCGCGAGCGCATCGTGGAGCTTGAAGAAGAGGTGCGCCAGCTTCGGGCTGACATGGTTCCGACTGACGCGACCTTCTTGGGGTTCCTGACGAGGAACGAGACGACGCTTCTGATGGGCATCTACAGCCGCCCGATTGCCGACTACGCTTACCTAGACAGGATCACCGAACAGGGCGACAGGTACAGCCGATACACCGACATCAACCATGAGCTTCTGCGATCCAGAGTGTCGGTTTGGAAACTGCGGAAGAAGATGAGGATGCTTGGCATCGAAATCAAGACGTGGCGCGGTGTCGGCTACTATCTGGATGAAGAGAACAAAGCCAAACTAAAGCAACTGATGGAGAAGAAAGATGGATTACCTTAAAGCACTGGGCCAACTGATCTTCATCATCTGGGCGCTGTTCATGGTAGGCGGCACAGCGATTCTTTTCACTTACATGATGTGGCAAACGCTACGTTCTATCTACAAAGGGGAATGGTGATGACTGAATGGCAACCAATAGACACCGCACCAAAGGATGAATGGGTTCTTGCATATCAACCGAACGGCCAGCATGGCGGCATGACGTTCACTGGTGGACATTGCTATGTGTGTAGGTGGGCCTATAAGAATGAGTTTTGGTACGACAAAACCTCCAACGTACTTCAAGAACCGCCCCCTAGTGAGAAAGTAGTGACATACTTCACTTGCACCCCCACCCACTGGATGCCTTTGCCTGCGCCACCTAAGAAGGGAGATGAATGATGGGAACAATCAAGCAGCATATACCCAACTTTGTGTCTGGATTTGATCCTGTAACACAAAACTTTGACACTCTTGAGGAGTTGCTTAACATTGATTTTGTAAAACGGTGGGGCGGCGACGACGATTTCCATCAATTTAGCATTGGTCCATATGGTGACAGATGGCACCTAATGGCTGAACAGAACAATGGAAAACGATGGTGGGTAGTTGGCTACATTACAGGCATTGTAAGGGATGAGCTGAATCTTCCAGATTGGAAGCCTAAAAAGGGGGGTGAGTGATGACTGACAAAACACCCTTCATCGTCCATTGTGGCGAGTGCAAGCACGAATGGACTGCGTTTTATTCGCCGATGATCCTTGACGAAGTAGCTGAAATAGCATCGTCGCTGCACTGTCCCATGTGCGCTGAAGACGCTATGGGCATTTTTGCTGGCCCAGCACCTGTCGATGAAAATAACACATCCTCAGAACGTGTTAAAAATAACGGGAGATCTTAACATGAGATATTCATGCAGAGCCGTAGTCGGACACGGCCAAGTCTGCGAGCCAAACTATCAATGCGATGCTTGTGCAGCCAAGCAGAAATATATGCCGCGCATCGAGAAGCTGGAGGCGGCGCTGCGGGCGATCATCGTGCATTGTGAAGTGCCAGCACCGCCAAATGCTGAAGCATTAAAAATGTTTGCCCGCAAAGCACTGGAGGGGAAAGATGGCGTCATTTAATGGAAAATTTGTGTCTGCAAAACAAGATTGGGAAACTCCAGTTGAGCTTTTTGATGAGATTAACAAAGAATTCAATTTCACTTTGGATGCTGCCGCATCAAATGCGAACAAGAAGGTCAATAACTTTTTTTCAAAAGATGATGACGGGTTGAGCCAGCCGTGGATCAATGAAGTTGTATGGTTAAATCCTCCTTATGGAGATAATGGGTACAAGATAAGCGATTGGGTAAAGAAAGCCGCAGATGAGCGTTTTAACGGGTCCACTACGGTAATGCTTATACCAGCTAGAACAAATACAAATTGGTTTCACGACATATGCCTAAAATATGGGGAAGTAAGATTTGTGAAGGGGAGGCCAAAATTTGGAGGTGCCACGCACGGATTGCCCCAGCCTCTTTGCTTCGTGATATTTCGTGCCGCCCGCAAAGCACTGGAGGGGAAAGATGACTGATGTAGAGCTTTTGCGGGAGTACGCCGGATTTAGCGGGACGCCAATTGATATGCGGGTTGTTCTTTTGTCTTCTTCTGATCGCATTGAGAAGCTGGAGGCGGCGATGCGCCGGATCGCTGACCTGACAGAATGCTGGGAGCATGACTTGATTTCGCAGGTCAACGAAATCGCCCGCAAAGCACTGGAGAGGAAAGATGATCCTCAAGCGGATCTCTAGACGCCGTTGGAAGGCCCGCATGATGTTGGGCCTGTGGATTCCCGGCATGGTCGTCCACGCCTATGGCTTTGAGCCGCCTGAAGGATACACTGCTGAAGCCCACCCTGACCTAGACTTTTGGCGGATAGTGAAATGTGGTACGATGACAGCATGACAGACGACACCTACGTCTCCAGCGGCTGGCACTACAAGTACGGCTGGCTCCGTCGCCCGGAGTTAGACGACGAGAACGGCTATGCCTATGAAGAGGCTGACGGCGACCTGATCTATACCCGCCGCATTAACCACTCTGTTCGGGCTTACCTTGATTGCTGGCGCGATTCTGTGACCGGCAAGAAGTACCTTACGTTCACCCGGCTGCCTGTTAAGTGCTGGGTCAAGGCAAGCAAATGAAGATCCTCCAGCTTGACGGCAAGACGATCTCCATTGAGGAGCAGCTACAGGATCTCGACCGTGCCGAGTTTGAGGATTCACTTTATGCATTCCTGATGAACGGGTGGAAGTACATCGACCCTGCGCCATTTGCCCACGGCTGGCCCATTGAGGCGGTCGCAGAGCACCTTCAGGCGGTCGTAGACGGCGACATCAAGCGCCTGATCATCAACATACCCCCGCGCTGCGCGAAGTCGTCCCTGACCTCCGTAGCCTTTCCTGCGTTCACATGGGCTCAGAGGCGCAAGAGCGACACCAGCGGGCCGGGCGTCCAGTTCCTGCATGCGTCTTATTCGCAGATCCTCACATTGAGGGATTCAACCAAGTGCCGCCGCCTGATTGAGAGCCCTTGGTATCAAACGCTGTGGGGTGATCGGTTTCACCTGATGGCTGACCAGAACACGAAGAGTAGGTTCGACAATGACAAGGGTGGCTCAAGACTCTCTACATCTGTCGGGTCGTCTCTTACGGGTGAAGGCGGGAATATTATTGTCGTCGATGACCCCAATGCGGCGCAAGAAGCACACTCTGAAGCCACCATTGCCACCACCATCGAGTGGTGGGACAGCGCGCTGTCGACTCGTCTCAACAACGCCAAGACCGGCGCGTTTGTGGTTATCCAGCAGCGCCTCGGGGAAGAAGATCTTACCGGGCACATTCTTAGTAAGGAGGTGGGGGAGTGGACCCATCTCTGCCTTCCAATGAGGTTTGAGCCAGAGCGCTCATTCATGACGAGCATTGGCTGGGAAGACCCACGCAAAGAGGCTGGGGAGCTTCTGTGGCCCGAAAGGTTTGGCGAGCGCGAGGTGGCTAACCTAGAGCGCCAAATGGGGCCTTGGACATCCGCTGGGCAGCTTCAGCAGCGCCCGGAGCCCAAGGGCGGTGGCGTTATTAAGCGGGAGTGGTGGCAGCTTTGGGAGCGCGAGAAGTTCCCACCGCTGGACTATGTGATGGCCTCGCTTGACACGGCTTACACCACCAAGACCGAGAACGACTATTCGGCCATGACGGTGTGGGGCGTGTTCTCGGGCGGCAATCAGGGTGCAATTGCTAACCGTGTGATCGGTCGCGATTCCGAAACCATCTCAATGATCAAGCGCACCTACACGGAAGAGCATCCGAAGGTCATGATGATGTTCGCGTGGCAAGAGCGGTTGGAGCTTCACGAATTGGTCCTCAAGGTTTCCCAGACCATGAAGGACTACAAGGTCGATAAGATCCTCATCGAGAACAAGGCGGCGGGCATCAGCACGGCGCAGGAAATCCGGCGCTTGTACGGGCATGAGGATTTTGCTGTTCAGCTTGTTGACCCGAAAAGCCAAGACAAGCTCTCGCGGCTCTACTCGGTGCAGCATCTGTTCGCGGAAGGCTTGATCTTCGCGCCTGACAGAACATGGGCCGATCAGGTCATCACACAGGTCAGCACGTTCCCGAAGGGCAAGCATGACGACTTGGTGGACACGGTGAGCATGGCCCTGCGCCATCTGCGTGAGATCGGGCTTCTGGTGCGCGGCGATGAGTTCACTGCGGATCTGGAAGGCAAGATGCATCATATGGGCTCTGCACCGCCGTCGCTTTATGGTATTTGAGAATCGGTGGCTGGATAGACCAGTGAGGCCCTGTTTGCGCGACAGGAACCCAAGATGCTGGAGCCCTCGCCCAGCCCACCAAAACCATGCTATATTAGGCCCCTCAATAGGGGATTCCAATGCCACGGGTATCAGCCAGCGCCATCGTCGAAGTGCTTAAACCTAACACGCCAAAAACCATCGGGAACTTCCGGGTTGAGGTATGGGGCCTGACCCCCTACGACTTCGTTCGTCACTATGAAATTATGGCGCAATCGGATACAATCGCTGCGCAAGAGGGCATTCGACGCTTTGTCGAAGAGATGGAAAATCTTGATATTTCAAAGGGATAACCCATGCCTATGACGCCGGGGCTTGTGCCCAACATTCGCCAGTTAGCCCCGGAGATGCCATCTATCGCGTCCAATGACGACGATCTTGTGGTCCAAGTTGACGATGACGCGCCTGCGGTTGACAAGGACGACAAGGGGAACATTCTCCGCATTGAGCATCCCGATGGGTCGATCTCGATCTCCCTCAACGGCAAAGGCATTGGCGGCGAAGAAACTGAAGCCGAGCGCGCTAAGGATTGGTTCCGCAACCTTGTCGATGACATTGACGGCGGTGAACTGACCCGCATCGCTGAAGAATTGATGCGCGGCATTGGCGATGACGTTGAGAGCCGCCGCGAATGGATTGAGGACCGGGCGCAGGGCATCAAGCTGCTGGGTCTGAAGATCGAGATCCCCGGCTTGCAGGGAGCCGCTGATGGCGCTCCGGTGGAAGGCATGTCTCGCATCCGCCACCCGCTGCTGCTTGAAGCAGTGCTGCGATTCCAAGCGAACGCCCGCAGCGAGATGCTGCCGACCGATGGGCCGGTGAAGGTTCGTAACGATTCGGTAGCGTCCACCATTGAGCAGGACTCTCTTGGGAACGCTCTTGAGAAGGATCTGAACCACTACCTGACAGCGGTGGCGAGCGAGTATTACCCTGATACTGACCGCATGCTTCTCATGCTGGGTTTCGGCGGGACAAGCTTCAAGAAGGTTTATTTCTGCCCGCTGAGGAATCGCCCGGTGAGCGAGAGCGTGGACGCGGATGATTTGATCGTCAGCAACAGCGCCACTGATCTGCGCAATGCCAAGCGTGTGACGCACCGCACGAAGATGCGCCCATCAACCGTGAAGCGCTTGCAGATCCTCGGGGTCTACCGCGACATCGACCTGTCCGATCCTAAGCCGATTGATCTTGACAGTGTGCAGCGCGAGAAGAACGCCCAGCAGGGCATTTCTGTCGATAGCTTCAACCCGGAAGACCGCGATCGCGAGATCTACGAGTGCTATTGCGAACTCGACGTTGGCGGGTTTGAACATAAGTACAAGAAGAAGATCAGCGGCCTTGAGATCCCGTATCGCGTGACCATTGATGTCTCCACCAAGGAGATCCTGTCGATTGTCCGCAACTACGATGAGGACGATGCCGAGCTTCCCACGGCTCGCCAGAACTTTGTGAAGTACACCTTCGTGCCGGGCATGGGCTTCTATGACCTCGGGCTCTTGCACATCCTTGGGAACACCACCAACGCCCTGACGGCTGCTTGGCGTGAGATGCTGGATGCTGGCATGTACGCCAACTTTCCCGGCTTCCTCATGGCCGACACGGGTGCGAGGCAGAACACGAACATCTTCCGTGTGCCCCCCGGCGGCGGCGCTCTGGTCAAGACCGGCGGTCAGCCTATCAATCAGGCGATCATGCCTTTGCCCTACAAGGACGTTGGCGCTGGCCTGATGAACCTCACCGAGAACATGGCCCAGACCGGCGCGCGTGTCGGAGGAACGGCAGAGATGGCCGTAGGGGAGGGTAGAGCGGACGCCCCTGTAGGCACTACCCTCGCCATGATCGAGCAGGCCACGAAGATCCTGAACGCTGTCCACAAGCGCATGCATGCTGCGCAGGCCGAAGAGTTCCAGCTTCTGGCCCGTTGCTTCCGTGAGAACCCAGAAAGCTTCTGGCAGCGTAAGGGCAAGCCTTCGTATCCGTGGAGCGAGCAGACCTTCGTGCAGGCGCTCAATGACTGCGAACTGATCCCGCAGGCTGACCCCAATACGGCCAGCCACACGCAGCGCCTGATGAAGGTGATGGCGTTGAAGCAATTACAGTCGGCCAGCCCTGCGATGTACGATCCTATCGCCATCGACACGGCAGCGCTGAAGGCCATTGGTTGGAGCAACCCGGAGCAGTTCCTCGCGCCGCAGAGCGCACAGAGCAGGCCCCCGCCAGAACTGATTCAGGCGCAGGCTCTGATGAAAACCAACGAGATGAAGGCTCAGGCCTCCATGATGGATTCGCAGACGAAGGCCCGCGCCGCAGAAATGAAGGGCGAGGCTGATCTGATGAAGGCCAAGATCGACATGATGAAGGCCCAGAACGAACTGGCCTTGGCCGAAGAAGATTTGCGTAGCAAGTCAATGGATCGCACCTCACGCGAGAGACTGCAACTCATTGATCTTGCTCAGAATTTGACCGTGCATCCAGAGAGTGCCGGGTTGGTTTCCCCGCTGATCGAGCCTGCCATGCAAGAGATCGACCGGCAAGAACAGATTGGGATGGGTGGTAATATGCCCAAGCCCGTTGGAGGTGAGTGATGGCTAACGAAGGAAAGCTTGCAAAGCAGATCCTCGGCGAAAGCCGTCCTGCGCGTTCTTTGGGTACGGCAGAACAAAGCATCACGGCTCATCCTATGTTTCAAGATGCGCTTGAAACGCTTGCCCTGCAAAAGAAACTTGATCCGGCCAAATATAACGAACTCCTTAATAAGCAGGCAGATGAGATTGCCAAGAACATTCGGCGTCCTTTGCCCGGTGGCAACAAAGGAACGTCATATCCTGTCGGCCCTGAAACGCCTTGGATTTATTACACCGGGCCAAACGGCAAATTGGAAAAAATTACTCGCGCTCGCGCTGAAGCAGGCGAATTGCCGCAAGGTGCGCAAGTCCATAATCTTTCTCGCGACGATGTTATTCGTGAATTGGGTGGTTTGCGGGAAGCCCCTACTGCGCCTAAGCCAGCAGCGGCTCCCACCGCTGATACTGACAGGGCTGTACAAGAAGCACTTGATGTCACGCGCCAACGCCGCCTTGCTGAAGAGGCGCGGACAGCTTCCCCTGAAGAAGGGATATATGCTGCCGCTACCGATACTCGGGCTGCTGAAGCGGCTCGACAAGCTGCGGCTGCTCCTCAAACCACCCCTTCGGCGACCCCTGCCGGGACATATACGCCTACGCCCGGCTATGGCACTGCGTCTGGCCCATGGGGCACTGCTGCAACTAAGAGCCCCATGCCCGGCTTGCTTAACGATCAAGCTTATGCCGCATGGCTAAAAGATGTTAATAGGCGGGCTCGCGATCTAACGCAGGCAGGCGCTGCCACGGGCGCGGGGGCTTTGTATTACCTCGGTCTTCCAAAAAGTTCAGCGCCTTCCGCTGGGGAAGCGCCTTCCGCTGGGGAAGCGCCCGAAGGTAATTTCTCCCCTCGCCGCGACCAGCCCGCGCCATATACCGAGCGCCCAAATTATTCACCTATCACGGATTCCGCTAAAGATATTTTGCGGCAAAGGGTCAATACCGAAATTCTTCCGCCGCTGTCTGACAACGTGTCTCATGACGAATCGCGTAACGACCTTGTTCCGATTCTAGGCCGATCTTCGTATATGGATGAAGGAAGATCAGAATATGATCCTGTATTGGGCGCATTGCCAATTAATGCGGGCCGTGGCGCTGCTCCGGGGATGAGTTTGAATGACATTTCATCCGCTATATCTAAATCTCGCGTAGCTTCTGCTCCCGCAAGAACCAACGCTTCGGCTTCCACGCCATCCGCTGCTACTACAGCCGCCCCATCATCTGGGTTCTCTCTTGGCAATTTGCTTGGCAAGGTTTATGACCCAAACTACCAAAAAGACATGTCGTCCAAACAGTTGTTTGAGGCGGCTCAACGGGATTCTGACAACCCCGCAGCATTTTTCCGCGCATCCAATCGGTGGAAAGAAGAAAACCCTAATTATTCGCCAGCCGATTCAGGGATGAAGCGGGGAGGTACGGCAAAAGCTGCTGCGCCTCACAAGGATGTCGCGCTCCATAAGGCTCTCGACATCATCCACTCCATGCTTTCTCGGCGCTAAGAGGCTACGATGGCTGACGATCAAAACCGAAATGATAGATTGTCCTACGAGAGTGACAAAAGTTTTTTCGACAATCTCGCAAAATGGGCGCAGCAAATAAATAGTGCGCGTGACCCTGATGTTATGTCGGCCAGCACCTATGAGTTTTATAGGAAGCACGGCCATGACCATGATGCTGCGGTAGCTCAAGCCGATGCTCTTACGGGCCGTTTGCAGGAGAGGATGAACCGAACTGGTCATACAGCAAATGTTTTGTCATACACCAATCCGTTTACCGGCCCTGCTCGCGTTATGAGCGATGTAGTTGCGTCTGAAGGAGACCCGGCAAAACTTGTGGCCTCAACTCCAATTGGTGGCATGTCGGATTTTGTAGCCGGGACGGCAGAAAGAGGCGCGGAAAAGGTAAAAGATTACCTTGGCTACGCTTCTGGTGGCTCCGTTGTAGACCGCGCCCTCCACATCGCTCGTCAGCGTTTTGCTAACGGTGGAGACGCATTGGCCCGATGGCAAGTTCTTCACAGCGCAGCTGATCGGCAACTTGCGAAATCTGCGCAGATGTTTGGACCGCAGGGAAGCGGCAACTTACCTACGCTGGGCCAGCAACCGATTCCGCCGGTAGATCCTCTGCGGGTAGGCTATAACGCCCCTAATGCATTTCAATACTCACCGCCTCAACAGGGCGCTGGCGCAGCGCCTATGGAATCCCCTGCTTACAATCCGTCATATGATGGTTCTGGCGGTGGTGGAGACGGTTTCTCTGGGTCGTATGATGGCGGCATCTCCACGCCTAATACAGACATGTCCTCGACCTCTACAGGGCCTTCTGGTCAACCGGGAACTGCGCCCGGCTTCTCTTTCAATGGCGCTCCTATTGGGGCGGTTGAAGTGTCTGATTTACCATCTCCCAACGCACAACCGTTTTCGCCTGCTAACCCTACTGCACCCCAAGCAACAAACCCATATGGCGCGCTTGTGGGACCAAACCAAATTGCCCAGCCTGATCAGCCTGCAAATCCTTATGGAGCCCTTGTAGGGCCTTCTCCGGCGGCTATGCAGGCAACTGCTCCAGCAGCCACAGCAACGACGCCCGGCGTACAGGCAGCTACATTTGCTGCGCCGCCAGCATTTGCAACTCCTGACCAGCTTGAGGACAACCCCGGCCTTACAGGCCCGACTTCTCCTGCTGCGGCCATGAATGCAACCTATGGCGTCATGGGCCTTATGGATTCCAGCGAAGATGACGCCGCTGCGCAAGCTGCGGCTGAAGCTGCTGCCAATGATGCTGCTGGGGTGGATACAGGATTTTCTGACGGCTCCATTGGCGGTGAAGGATACGGCGGGGGATCTTGGGGCGGTGGCGTAGGGGGAACTACTGGCGGTGGCCTCAGTGATGGTTCTATAGGCGGTGAAAGCTACGGTAACGGTAGCTGGGGCGATGGCTCAACCGGCGGTTTTAGCGACGGATCAATTGGTGGTGAAAGCTACGGCGGCGGATCGTGGGGCGATGGTTCTACTGGTGATAGCGGAAGCAGTGATGGTGGCGGGGATGGTGGCGGTGGGGATGGTGGGGGAGATGGCGGCGGCGGTGAGAAGCGCGGCGGCTTTATCGGCATGCACCATCACATCCTGCATCGCGCTGACGGCGGAATCGTAGACAAGGCGCTGGAAGCTGTTGGTGGGCAGCAGCCCGATCCTGTTGCGATGGCTAAAGATGTTGCAACCGCGCCTGCCGCAAGACAGTTGTCTCCGCTTGGCCTGTACAGCCAAGGCGCTGAAGTGGCTACTAATCTGCCGC